GTTACATAGAATAGCAAGACAGAGAAAACTTGTAGGATTAAAGACTTTGATTGATCCTAGACTTTATGAAAGAGACTTAGAAGAAGCAAAGAGACAGATACTAGATACGATCTTGATTATGAGTATTATAGTTTTAAAAGATGAGTTTGATTTTGGAAACAAGAGGTTAGATCGATTTAGAAAAAGATTTAATGAGAAGTCCGAGTGCTTTGAAACAGGGAATGTAACATGGATTGATCTAATTGAACAGATTCAGGAAGAAAACGGAATTGAACTGCAGCTTAGGAAGAATGATACAAATATCTGGAACTGGGGGAAATTATGATGCTGAATAAGAAAGAATTTGAAGGTTATATCTGTGAGATCACAGGCAAGCCAATTAAGGACATGAAGCTGTGTCCGGACAAGCAGCAGAAGCTAAAGGTTCGGATCAAGTGTGATAAGGGATGCGTCTGGTGTGAAAAGTTAAAGAAAGTTAAGGAGAAGAGAATATGAATTTAGAAGAAGCTATTAAGCACGCAAAAGATGTTGCAACAAAGAAATATAGACAGGCTATGTTGCATCGTGCAAATGCAGAAGATGAAAAACTTGACAGGTGTATTGAATGCATGAAAGAACATGAACAGCTTGCAGAGTGGTTGGAAGAACTTAAAGAGTTGAGAGAATACAAGAAAAAGATGAAAACACAGTTTCTTGATGATATTGAGAATCCGTTGGAACCAATTAAGCTAAGTAGTGCGTTAGAATCAGAGATATTTAAGTATGAGTATAGGACAGAACATGATCCACAAAAGATTAGCCCTTTAGATTATACAATCATATATGCATTAAAACATTGTTTGGAAGAACAACTGAAAGGGGTGGAATAAGATGAACATTGGAAAAGCGTTTGCAGTATTTCAACAAATAGAGTCTAAAAAATATACAAAAGATGAAAAGTACGAAGCGATACATGATGTAATAAATGCAGCGACAATAAACAGTATCACAAAAAAGCAGGTGTTAAATGCAGTGTCATGGCTGTTTAACAAGCAAAAAAAATACAGATGGCACGACTTAAGAAAGAATCCTGACGATCTGCCAGATGTTCCTCATCCTGAAAGAACGTGGTTTGAGGTTGTTCAGAAAGATAACGAAGACTGCATACCACGAGCAACAATGCAGTATGATGACGAATACGGATTCGGATTTTATCAAGAAATTTATGCCGCACGAAGTTTTGGCTATGTAGATACAGAGTTTACGACAGCAGAGGAAGAGGGACTTGCAGAAGTAGTTGCATGGCGAGAGATTGAAGAATTTGAAAGTGAGGAAGAAGATGAAGTAAAGGAGTGATCGGTAATGAACGATGAAGAAAAAGAGATCAGTGCAAAAGAAGTATTAAAAGCAACGACAGGATTACAAGAAGGTATAAGGTGGTTGTCTTATAAAGCGAAAGATGATTATACAATAAAAAAAGTCAAATATATGCAAAAACAACTCGATACTATTAAGCAGTATGTCGAGGAAGTAGAAAAACTATTTGATGAAATTTACGGAAAAAATAATGTTTAGACAGTTAAGGAGACCAGAGAATATGGAAAATACAAGAGAAAAAATAGAGAGTGTAGCAAAGACGTTAAATGGACGACACATGCCGAAACCTTACGAAGTGTACAAACACTTTAAAGGGAACTTATATGTTGTCCTTAATGTTGCTCGCCATACAGAGACAAATGAATTACTTGTAGTATATGCTGCTACAAAAGAAATGCAAAGAATCTATGCAAGACCATTAGAAATGTTTATGAGTGAAGTAGATCACGAAAAATATCCAGAGGTAAAGCAGAAATACAGGTTTGAGAGTATTATGGAGGATGATTTATGATCATAGGATTTTTAAGTGGCTTATTCATTGGAGCAGTTGCAGGAGTGGCAGTGATGTCACTCTGTAGTGCAGCGAAAGAGATGGATGAGTTATGACAAGGGAGCAGAAGATATGGAGATTAAGAAGACGATGTGGGAACATAGGACATTGTGATGAAAAAACATGCAAGATTTATGCAAAATGTGTAAATCTTGGATATATATCGTTTGAACAGCTATCAGATGAAAAAATTAATGAAATGTACAATGAAGTATTTGGTACACAAATAACAGAGAATCTTACAGGTGTCGTGAAAGAGGATCATGAGAGAGTGAAGACAGTAACGGACATCTTGGAAGAAGTGAAGCAGGAGATGTGTGATGATTATTGCAAGTATCCAACTATTGTAAATGATAGAGAAGATTTATTTGCAGATAACAGTCCATGTACGGAATGCCCGTTAACTAAATTATAAGGAGTTGATACATAAATGGCATATAGAGATTGTCCGTGCCTAAATTGTAAAGATAGATCACACGGATCAAAGAGAGTTGCTTGTCAGACAGGATGTGAGAAGTATCTGTCCTGGAAGGCAAAGGAACAGGAATTAAGAAGAAGAGAGAAAGAATCACGGCCTTATTACTCAAATGCAAGAAAAGCGATTATAAGAAACCGTCAGATGAAAAGAAAGAGCGGTAGGCAGATATGATTGATCCATGCAAAGCCTGTGCAGAGATAACCTGCATGGGCATTTGTGCCGATCAGGTGCAATACAAGCAAGAGTATCAGGAGATGGCGGATCGGATAAGGCAGCAGATAATAAATCGTAACAGGAGGGGAGAACGTGGACAAGAACGTACTGATCCAATATTGTGACATGAAAGAAGAAATTAAAGATTTAAGGAGAAGAATCGCAGAGACTGAAAAGCAGATCTGGAAGATTGCAGAAGAAGGAACTGTAAAAGACACAGTAAGCGGTGGTATGGGTGGAATACAGCATTTTGTGGTGGAAGGTATGCCGGTACCAGAACTTAGCAGAAAGAAGCTGCTGCTTAATAAACGAAAAGCTATGTTGATTGAAAAAGAAAATGAACTTTTAGAATTAACAAATCAAGTAGAACAGTATATAAGTAGCATCGAAAAAAGTGAATTGAGAACTATTTTTCGACTGTATTATATTGATGGAATGACATGGACACAGGTAGCGCACAGGATGAATGCCATGCATCCTAAAAGAAAGATTGCGTACAATGAAAAGAATCTGCAGAAGAGAAATGAAAGATTTTTTGCAGAAAATGAATAAATGTCGCTCCATGTCGTACGAAAATAGTTTAATATATAGACTAAACATTTTGTGTATTGATACTATACGAAAAGTTCTTCTTTAATGGTATGTATTTCGAAGTAAGAAAGCTCGAGAGATTTTTTAAATCATCTCGGGTTTTTCTTATGCAAAATACACATAAAATACACACTAGGCGTTGACTTATACACACTAAATGTGTATAATATAATCATAAGGAGGTAACTTATGAAGCAAAGAGACCTAGTGAAGAAACTTGAAAAAGCGGGTTTTGAATTTGCAAGACACGGAGGAAACCATGATATTTATAAGCGAGGGGATGATGAAGAAAAGATTCCACGACATCGCGAGATAAATGAAAGGTTAGCAAGAGCAATTTTAAGGAAATGGGGATTATAAAATCCCCTGTCCTTAACACATAATAGATATATTATAATAGGAGGAGAACGAAATGAAAGGAGCATACCCAGTTATCTTTACAGATGTAGATACGAATATTTTAGTTGAAGTTCCGGATCTTGGAATTTTAACAGAAGCAAATGAAGAGGGTAAGGCAAAAGGAACCATTGCAGATGCGATAGAAATGGCAAGAGATGCAATCGGTTTAGCATGTATCAATTTACAGGATGAAAATAAACCAATACCAGAACCTACACCAATAGCAGATGTTGACGTGACTAATGGAACGTTTGCAGAAGATGGAAAAGGAATTGTATCTTTAGTTGATGTTGATCTTACAGAGTATAGAAGAGCGATCGATAATAAAATGGTTCGTAGAAATGTGACATTACCCAATTGGTTAAATCGAGAAGCAGAAGAAGCTCATATCAATGTATCTGGAGTATTAAGAGAAGCATTGATGAGCGTACTTGGAGTAACAAAAGCTAGATAATATAAAGAATCAAGCACCTTCGGGTGCTTTTTTCGTGCATAAATTTAAGGACCACTAGCTCAGAAGGTCAGAGTAATCGGCTCATAACCGATCGGTCCGGGGTTCGAGTCTCTGGTGGTCCATTCACGAATTATAGGAAAGAAGGTGGTAGCGATTGAGTGAAGAAAAAAACTACATACTGGCAGAAGCTGACTATGTATCAGGAATGAAATACAAAGACATCGCTACCAAGTATGGGGTCTCAATGAACACTGTGAAATCGTGGAAGAAACGATACGCATGGTCGAGGAACAAAAAGACAGAATGCATCCAA